CGGTATAGTGGCAGTGACTAAGTATTTAGTTGGAATATGGCATGAAAGTAAATGTCCGAGTATTTTGTTACCAGTTGATTGCTGTGAATGCAAATACAGGTATCTTTGTTCAAAACTTGATGAATTATCAAAGGTGATAGACAATGATTCTCTATAACGCATGGCACTTATTAAGCCGCTTTAATAACCTCTATGCAGTGTCAACAAAAGACAATGTAGCAAGGTTAATAAGCCAGAAAAATATTAACTATTATGGCCGCAAGACAGTAACCTTCATGTGTATAAAGGATGGTGCGCTTCATTGCTATTATTAATTATTGCTGTTTTTGCTATTATTGCTTATGAAATATTTGCTTTAATTATAAGTGATGATATTACAGGGTTTGTACGGTGTAATGAATATGCACTTTATGCTATTGTAATTTTCTTATCGTTTTTATATCTTTATATTTCTTGCTGGAGGTTTTGTCATGGTTAAGTATTGCAGGATATGTGGGTTACCTTTTGAGCCATTAAAAGTTAATCAGTTATATTGTGATTATTGCCGGATATGGTTGCGCAATTCTTCAAAGAAGCCTCATACAGAAGCGGCCATTGAAGAAATTAACCGTAAAGCAAGCGCGTTAGGGCTAAGTTATGGACAAATGGTGCGGAGGTATAAACTATAAATTAGAAGTTTATGTTCATTTATTGACAATAGCAAAATAGCATGATATAATATAAGTATAGAGGGCACGACAGCAAATGAACCGCGCGTTGATAGGAACTACTCTTTAATTAGAGCTATCGCGCATGAGTTAGTTACTCCCGTTCGGTTGTTGCGTGTACCTCTATTTTTATAGAAAGGGTGTATAATAGTGGCATGGTTTGACCCAACAGACATATTAAACAAACAAAGGCTATTTAATTTTGTAACAGGCCCAAAGGGCGACGGCAAAACTACAGGTTGTCGCAATTATGGTTTAAACCTATTTTTGAAGGATAATACATCCGAATTTTGCGTTATTCGTCGTACCAAAACAGAAACGCAAAAAGCATACAAAAAGTATTTTGACGATATTAACACAAAGTTTAATTATAATCTAGATATAAAATACCGTTCAAATATGGCAGGTATTGAAACAGACGACGGTTTTAAGCCTATTTGCCATTTTTTCAGTTTGTCAACCGATGCGGGAATACAGGGCGTGAACTTGCCAAATTTGCGTTATATGATTTTTGAGGAAATATTTCTTGACCCACGCAAAGGTAAACGCTATTTGAAGAATGAGCCGGAAGAATTTGCCCGGTTATATGATACGTTGGCGCGTCCGTCTGACCCAAATAGAAAACGTGTACCGGTAATTTTTATAGGTAACTCTTTTGCAAGTAGTAACCCTTACTATAATTTTTTCCATGTACAGTTAAATAGTAAAGGTGAATTCAAAAATAAAAACATTTACGCCTTGCATATTAACGACGAGGAATTTACCGCCCATGCAAAATCAACCGAGTTTGGCCAAATTATGGCAAATAGTGCTTATGCAAAACACGCTTTTGAAAATGATTTTTTATTAGATAATTTTGACTTTGTTGTAAAAGACTTTCCCAAAGGTGATTTAATCTATACTTTTGTGTACGATGGCAAAACTTACGGTGTATGGGTGAATTTTAAAAGCGGGGGTTTATTTGTTAGTACAAAGTATAACCCAAATTGCCCATGCAGTTACATATTTACAACCGAGAATATGAAACCTAATCTATTAACAGGCAAAATGTTCTGCCGTGGCTATCATGGCGAATTAACTAAATTTGCGTATAACACAGGTTGCCTATTCTATGAGAGTCTAGCGATAAAAGACATGTTTTATGACATTGCTAGAATTTGCAATTTTTAGTAAATAATTTTGAAAACCATATTGACTTTCTACCTTATTTATATTATAATATATACAGAGGTTGAGAAAAACCTTAAATATAAACGAAAGGGGACATTAATTATGAAGTTCAAGAAAATCTGTACCAAGGTGGAATTTTTGGAGAAGCAGGAAGATGGAAACTGGATTGAAAGTGCAGACATTATTGCCGGACGAATTGCTAAAAGCAAGTTGACTGGTTACGGTGTTATTCAGTCTGTAAGCTATCCCAAATGTGACGTAGAAATTCCCGATGCAATCGTAAATCAGTATGCAAACATTACCGAAATTAGCCAGTAAAGAAAGGAAAAACTAACTATGTTTAATCAGAATCTTGTACCCAAAGAAACGCCCGCAACCATGATGGAGTCTAGTATTTTCGGCGGTTGCTATTGCAGTCTCCCCATGAATACTGACGAGGAAAAGAAGAAAATTTTTAATGCAACTAATCGCGCCGATGCGTCGTTGCGTGAATGTATCAATATGCCTATTGAAATGATGGGTCTTTACATTGAGCCTGTCGAGTTTGAAGCAAAGGACGACGACGGCAGACCCATTGAAGGTAAAACGCAGTTGTCCCCGCGTATGATTATTTTTGATAAGGATGGCAAGAGCTACGGGTGTTGCTCTATGGGTGCTTACAATAGCATTAAGCGTATTGTTAGTATGTACGGTTTGCCCGATACGTGGGACAAACCTATTACCATTGTCCCGGGTCTTGTTACCAGTGGCAAGAACCAGGTGTTGACCATTACTATTGCATAATGCAATATGAATAGAAAGGGCGGTAAACTTGTAATGAATGCAGGCAAGTTTACCGCCATTATTTTATTGGGGGTGCTATAATGGCGCGTAAATTTAGCAAACTATCTGAAAAGGATTTGGCTATTGCGGTAAGCAGATATAACCAGATGCGAACGCGCTATATAAAATCGGGCGGTAAAACAGTTGCACCAAAAATAACCGCGCAAGAATTAAAAGCCCAAAGCGAAAATACCGCGCAATTAAGACAACAAATTAAACGATTAAATGATTATAAGAAAATTGCAGATTTTGAAAGTGCAAAAGTTAAGGGTTTTAGGTTTGTCACGACAAAAGGTGAACGGCGCACCATTAGCAGGCTTGACAGGGCGGCTAGACAGCGTTACAAAAAAGATATTCTAAAATTAGAAGCACAGAAAACAACAGCAAGCAATGAGGAATTAATAAATAAAATTATTCCCGGTATTGAAGAATTAAAAGCAAAACCAACAAAAATCAGCAATATTCCTAATCGTGAAATTTTGGGAAAAGTACAAAGCAGATATGAACGGGAACAGCGTTACTATAAAAAGTATGGCCAAGCAGAATCGCCTATTTTACGCCTTGACCATTATTTAGCCGCATTTGTAAAGGTTGGGTGCTTTAATGTTTCAAATGGCCCCTTAGTTTATGATGCATTGGCAAAGTTAAGCAATGAAGAATGGGCAAAGCTGATTGAAGATTATCCATCAATATTCGACCTTGACTATCTATATGACCCCGGTATTAGCGCACAAGCAAAAGTCAATGCGATTGCAAATGCGTTACAAATGGTTATATATGATGATAATTTGCCCGATGAGATTTAAACCATGCGTACAAGTAATATATGGTCGTGCGATTTTGAAACGACAACAGACCCGGATGACTGCCGCGTGTGGGCATGGGTCGCTATAAACATATATGATAATACAAAGCGTGAATATGGAAATAGTATAAGTACATTTATTGACTTTTTATGGGGACATAATAGGAAATGCTATTTTCACAACTTAAAGTTTGACGGCACATTTATACTAGATTATCTATTAAAAAATGGCTGGTCGTTAAACAAAGAAAAGAAAGATTTGCAAACGTGCGAATTTAACACGTTAATAAGCGATAAGGGTTTTTATTATACAATGTGTTTATGTTTTGGCCCCAAGTCAAAATGTGAAATAATTGACAGTTTAAAAATATTGCCATACAGCGTTGATGCAATTGCAAAGGGCTGGAAATTACCAGTACAAAAACTGCATATTGATTATAAAGCATACCGAGAACCGGGCCACGAATTGACCAAAGAAGAAAAAGACTATATTACAAATGACGCGCTAATTGTTGCAATAGCTTTAAAATCCACATTCGACGACGGGTACAAGAAAATAACAGCAGGTAGCAACGCTTTTAATTTTTATGTTGACAAGTGCATGGGCGGCAAAAAAGGATTTAGAAATACATTTCCTATTCCCGAAAATGACGCTTATTTACGTAAAGCCTACAGAGGTGGCTTTACCTATGTTGCCCCTCAATACAAAAATAAGCTAGTTGGTGCAGGGCGCGTATATGATGTAAACAGCTTATATCCTTTTGCGCTACATTCACCGCACGTATATCCGTATGGAGAGCCCGTTTATTTTACTGGCGAATATCAAAAGAATGATAAATATCCTTTATATTTTCAACGGTTTTATTGCGATTTTAAACTAAAACCAGACCACTTACCGACAATACAGATGAAAAACACAGCGGGTTATATACCTACTGAATACGTTACAGAAAGTCTTAATGACAGTGTACCGTTAACATTAACTAGCGTTGATTTGGCTTTATTCTTTGACCAGTACGACGTTTACAATTATCGCCCGATTGATGGTTACATGTATAAAGCGGGTGAAAAACTATTTGACACATATATAGACTACTTTTATAAACAGAAACAGCAAGCAAAACAAGAGAAGAACTATGCAAGGTATCAACTAGCAAAACTAATGTTAAATTCCTTTTATGGCAAAATGGCAACTAACCCTATATGTGCTAGCCGCTGGCCCACGTTAAAAGACAACAGACTTGCATATTTACCTGGCGACATAGAAAACCGAGAACCCGTTTATATTCCCGTCGGTTGTTTCTGTACCGCTTACGCACGTGACGTTACAATACGGGCCGCGCAATCATGTTATGACCGTTTCATGTATGCCGACACAGATAGCTTGCATGTTTTGGGCGATTATGACGTGCCGGGCCTTGATGTTGATGAATACAGGCTAGGGGCATTTAAGCATGAAAACACTTTCACGCAAGCTAAATATCTACGACCGAAGTTATACATGGAAGAAATGATAACAGGACGCGGCGACAACTTTATATTAAATGATTGGACAGTTACAGGCGCAGGAATGACAAAAAGCGTAAAACAGAAAGTTACAATTGATTCTTTTGAATACGGTGCAATATTTGACGGAAAATTAACAACAAAGGTTGTACCGGGTGGCACTGTTTTGGTAGACACAACATTTAAAATTCACGGTTAAATATATTGACAAATACTAAATTATAATGTATAGTAAAGTAAAGAGGTGATTAAAATGAACATCAAAGTAGCACAGTTAACTTTAATTATGATTGCAATTATTGCGGATTATCTGACAGGCATTATCAAAGCATGTTACAAGCATGAGTACAAAAGCGAGGTAATGCGGCAAGGGCTTTATCATAAACTTGCAGAGATTGCCGCCGTTGCTATCATGTTTTATTTACAGTTGGGTTTGCCGATGATTGGTATTGCAATTGACTTTCCTTTTATTAGTTTTATTACACTCTATATTATTGTAATGGAACTTTCGAGCATTGTTGAAAATATCGGTGAAATCAACCCCGATTTAATTGGACCTCTTTCTGATGTATTCGAAAAGGTAAAGCAAGAAAAGGATGATAAATATGGAAAAAATCATTGATGTTAGCAAATGGCAAGGTAGTATTGATTTTGGAAAAGTTAAGAAAGCAGGATTTACTGGCGTGATGATTCGCGCGGGGTTTGGTAATAAAAACGGTTACTTGTACCCGGACGAATGTTTTGAGCGGTTTTATGCCGATGCTGTAAGTGCAGGTATGCACGTTGGCGCTTATTTTTATACGTCTGGTTTGTTTCATCAAGCGGGCGTGGGCGCAAAAGAAGCCGCATACTTTTTGGGACTCATTAAGGGCAAAAAGTTTGATTTGCCTATTGCCTGTGATATTGAACTAAGCCCCGATGGATACAGAACCGCAACCAGCAAAAACGCGATTGACTTTTGCAAATATCTTGAAAATGCTGGCTATTATGTAATGATTTACGCTAGTGACATTAGCGGCTTTAAATCTAGACTTGATGTAAATATGTTAAATGCCTATGATAAATGGGTTGCACGTTATAATAAGAATGGCCCCCAGTATGTAAAAGATTGGGGTATATGGCAGTATGGCGGTAGTACGAACTATCTTGCACATGTTCATGTTGACGGCGTGTACAGTGCGGCCTGTGACCAAAACTACATGCGCCGAGACTATCCCGATATTATTAAGCGTGCAGGGCTTAACGGTTATCCGAAACAGGCAAGCGCGGCAAAACTTTACAGCTTTACCGTTGATAATATTAGTGCAGGAGATAAAGAAAAATTTGTTGCACTTGCAAATGAACTACAGATTAAAAGTGAGGTGAAAGAAAAATGACACGTGAAGAAATGCAAGCAGTCTTGACAGAATTTGCAGGGGCGGACGCTGAAACGCAGGGCCAGCTTGCCGCACGATTGCTAGACGAAAACGACGCAATTATTACAGAAAGCAACAACCGAGAAGCGGCCCGTCTTGCCGCCGTGGAAAATGAAAGTGCATTGCGCAAGCAATACGTTGAGCGCTTTTTAGGTGCGGCCCCCGGCTTGACAGACCCGCCCAAACCACCCGAAACCAGTCCATCCGAACGTGTAACTTTTGATTCTTTATTTAAGTAAAGGGAGTGTTTTTATTATGCCTATTAAACCTACTGTATCTCAGCTTAATGCAAACAGCGTTGGTATCCTTAACGCAATTCGAGATAATGCAAGCGCCGAATATTATCAGTCAGTACCACAGGCAAAGGCCACTACGGAAAGTATCCGCGCTGTTGGTGAGCAGATTCTTGCATTTCAGCCCCGCATGAATGAGTTTGTATCCGCGCTGGTCAATCGCATTGCCCGCGTGGTTGTTACTAGTAAACTGTATTCTAACCCGCTTGCGTTTGCCAAAAAGGGCCTTTTGGAATATGGCGAAACTATTGAAGAAATTTTCGTTGATATTGCAAAAGCTAATGCCTATGACTGGAATAGCACGAACGAAACTGAACAGGCGTTTAAACGCGAAAACCCCGATATTAAAACCGCGTTCCATGCGCTGAACATGCAGACGTATTACAAAGCAACTGTCAGCGAACAGAACTTGCGGCAGGCGTTCCTTTCTCTTGATGGCGTAACTGACCTTATCGCCCGTATTGTCAACAGTCTTTATTCTGGCGAGGCATATGATGAATATATCATGATGAAATACATCATTGCACAGAGTCTCATTCCGGGCAATGTAAACATGACAACTATTGACGCGGTAGACGATGAAGCAAGCGGCAAAGCGGCAGTTAAAAAGGTTAAGGGCATTACTGGCAAATTGCAGTTTATGAGCAAAGAATATAACATTGCTGGCGTGAATACCTTTATTCCGTCGCCGTCTGATATTTTCGTTGTTATGACCGCGGACTATGAAGCAAGCATTGATGTAGACGTACTGGCAAGTGCCTTTAATATGGATAAGGTGCAGTTTATGGGCCAGCGCGTACTTGTGGATTCGTTTAGCTTTAATGCCGGTGAACTTGCCCGCCTTGATGAATTGCTTGCAAATGACCCCACGTACACGAGACCTAGCGAAGGTGATTTGGCCGCACTTAATACCGTTGGTATTGTGGTAATGAGCCGTGACTGGTTTCAAGTGTACGACGTACTGAACCAGTTTACGGAACAGTATAATGCGGCCCTGCTGTATTGGAATGAATTCAACCACGTTTGGCGCATTTATTCCGCGTCGCCGTTCGCGCCTATTGTTGGCTTTACTACCATGACCCCGTCTATTACTGCCGTTACCGTTAATGTTGCAAGCACGGCAAAACCAGGGGATAGGCTTGTTGCTGTTGCCACTGTTACCGGCACAGCCTTTGCAAACAAGGGTGTAAAATTCTCTCTTACGCGGTCTACAAATGTAACAATCGACGAAAACACCGGCTTTATCACATTTAATGAAAAGGCATCAGGCTCATATACCGTTACTGCAACCAGCGTATTTGACCCGACAAAGAAGGGTAATGCCAATATTGTAGTTTCCTAATAACTGGCCCGGGAAACCGGGCCTTTATGAGAATAAAAGTACAAGCGGGTGCAATTCCCGCAATTCTCTATATTTACAATGAGGTGGAAACAATGACGCAAAATACCAGTTTATATATTTGTCGTGGTATTCCGTGGAATAGCGATTATTACCATGTTAGATTATTTGCAAGTGCAAACGCGGCAAATACATATATTATAAGTAAAGCCGCCTACACTAAAACACAATACAGTTATATTAGCAAATCAAAGCAAATTCGCGTTGATGGCATGGCTGACCAGTACCGAGACTGTAACTATATTGCATGGAAGAATACAGGTTATTCGAATAAATGGTTTTATGGCTTTATTACTGATGTAGTTTATTTAGCAGATAATACCTGTTTGATTAGTTTCGATTATGATATTTTCCAAACGTGGTTTTATGACACTACTGTTAACCCGTCTTATGTTGAACGGGAACATGTAAACGACGATACAATCGGTGCTAACACTGTACCAGAAAACGTCGTAATGGGTGACCCCGTAAACGTGGCAAGCAGTAACAATTATATCCCGCATAAATGGTACATGTACGCAACGCAAATTTTTAAAGAATTGACGCAAGATGGGTTTACAGCTATTGCCCCGGGGGCGGAAAATAATGAAGTTTCCGGCTATTATAAAATCCCTCTTACTGATAGAGCACAGGCAAATAGAGTGGTTGAACTTTACACTCGCAAGGGTAAACTAGAAAGCCTTATTTCTATGTTTGCGCTTACTGATGAGAGCAGTGCCGCAAGTGGTCAAACTTATACTATTGCAAGCCCTGTCAATTTTGGCGGGTATGTTCCTAAAAATAATAAGTTATTTTGTTATCCCTATAATTATTTAACGCTTGTAATGGCCGGTAGCGAAACGCCGTACCGTTACGAATGGTTTACAGATAGGGCTGTAGGATTTCACTTGAAATTGCCTAAATACGCGGGCGGCAGTAGTTATATTTATCCCGTAGGGTATGAAAAAGAAGAAAGTTCAGGCGCTAGTTTTGCCCTTGAGCATTCAATCCCAACCGGCGCGTATCCTACTGCGAGTTTTGGCGCAAACCAATTTCAAAATTATCTTGTGCAGTATGGCCCACAATTAGCAGTAGGCTTAATTGGACAGGTTGTAAACATTGGTGCAAGTGCCGCAACAGGCAATGCAGGAGAAGCAATTTCCACGGGCGTTGCGATTGGGCAAAATATTATGGATTTACGCACGCACTCTTTAAATTCACAAACAGTAGCAGGTACACAGAGCGTAGCACAACTTGTCTATGATACGCAGTTAATTATTAGAATCGTTTCTAAGCAGATTTTGCCAGAATATGCAAAAATCATTGACGAATATTTTACCGCGTTTGGGTACAAAGTTTGTAGAATCAAAGCCCCGAATATTACCGGGCGGCCCTCTTGGAACTATGTTAAGACAATCGGCGCACAAGTTAGCGGTAATATCCCAGAATATGCAGAAACGGCATTAAAAGCAATGCTAAATAATGGCGTTACATTTTGGCATACAAACGATGTTGGCAATTATAGCTTGAACAACAGTCTTTAAAAGAGGTGTTAAAAATGCAGAGGCCCCCGTGGATTGAAAACGCAAAATATTTTACTAGCGTTACTTATAGTACATGGTTTAACCGCCTGTACAATATCGCAATTAGTCGTTTTGAATGGCTAAATTTACCAGATACTTGCAACGAAAAATTTATTGAACAAGTGCTATTCTTTAACGGGTTTATGGTAGGCTATAAAGATACTGCACTAAACAGCTTTTTAATTATGCCTTGCACTAATAACAGTGTATTGGATATTTTCGGTTATCCAGCTAAGGTAAACGCTTACGGCTATAACGGTTACATGGCCCAGAATTTGACCCCGTATACAATTACATTAGGGCAAGAGCCGACAAGGGCAGATGCGGCTTTATTGTATGCAAATTATAGCCGTTGCCCAGACCTGCCCGCTGTTTTATATTTTGCCCGGAAATTAACAAAAATTGACCGTACAATAGACGTTAATATCAATGTACAGAAAACACCATATATTATTAGTTGCGGTGAAAACCAGCGCTTAACCGTCGCTAATATGTTTAAACAGGTGGATAATTTCGAACCTGCAATTATTACTACTAAATTTTATGGACTGAATGGCGAAAAGCCTATTAATGTTATGGACTTGAAGCCACCATTTGTTGCCGATAAAATGCAGACTTTGAAGCGGCAGGTATACCAAGAAGCCCTCACCTATTTAGGCATTGAAGCAAACACAAGTGAAAAAGCAGAACGGCAAGTTACCGAAGAACTGGCCGCAAACATGGGTGAAACGGAAAGTATGAGACAAAGTCCTCTTGCGTCCCGCAAACAGTTCTGTAAAGAATTTAATAAAATCTATGGAACTAACATAGATGTTAAATTCCGTAGTGATTTGCAACTTTCTCAAATTATGGAAAATGGGGGTCTGACAGATGGCGAACTTTACGACGACGACAAGAACAATTTGTGAAATGCTAACGGGCAAAACAACCCCCATTGGCACAGTTATTGCAGAAGCCGCACCGTTATTTTTCAATTTTAATTTTCCTTTTTACGATGAAACAAAACGAGCAGAATTTGAACAAAATTTTTTACGGCATTTCTATATGCGGGAAATCGGACTGGAAACGATTGATTATTTCATGTTACGGCTTGAAGATAAACTAAACATGATTATGCCGTATTATAATAAATTGCTTGCCGTCAATGCTAAAGAATATGACCCGTTTTATAATGAGATTATCGACGAAAGCATTACCAGAGAAAGAAACGGAAGTATTAACGGCACTGACACTACAGAAAGTAGCGGGAACAGCACTACTAAAGGTAAAACGACAAGCACAACCCAAAGTAGCGCCGATGATAGCAACCAGCAAAGCGACCTGCCGCAGGGCAATTTGGCTAATTTTAACGATGATTCATATATGTCAAGTGCGGGAAAGGGGCATACAGAAAGCAACAGCACTGTAAACGGCACTGACGAAACCACGGGCACAAATAGCGGAAAAAGTAGCACAACCCGGGCTGAAACTAACGCAGGCAATGAAACGGAAAAACGCACTGCAAATAATACTCGTGGTAACAAGTCCGAAATGCTAAGAATGTACTATGAAGCACAGCGCAATATTTTAGATAATATCTATAATGAGTGTGAAGATTTGTTTATGGGAATTTGGTGTTAATTATGGCAAAAGAAATAAAAGTTACCTTTGACGATGGCGGCATATATGAAGGATTTGCAAACACATATACGTTAGATAATTCGATTACCTATTATTTTTCATTTGACCGCGATTATAGAGTGCAATTAACTAACGGTGCAATAACATTGCAGGAATACAGAAATGCTGGCGCGTGGTATCCTATAGAGCTTATTACAAAGTTTGAATTGTCCGAAATTAGCGGCGGTACAGGCACGGGCGACGCGACAAAAGAATGGGTACAGGATAATTTTGTACTAAAATCCGGCGACACAATGAGCGGGGCGCTTAAATTTAATTTTGGCGATGGCGTAATAGTTACTATTGGCCAAACCGCCGATACAAAACGCGGCTATATCGAACTAAACGGTAATATGTTTTTTATCAACACCGAGAATAAGCCGATTGCATCGCTTGCAACTGATAAGAATTTTGCATTAAATCTATATCAGTCTAGTGATAAAACAGATAGCTTTATTGTGTTTAGAAATTATGAATATGGCAATAGCGGGCTAACCCGCTCTATTAGTTATTCAAATTTTGCAAATAACGATGCTAACAGTTCGTGGGTATTTAACGGAACGTATATAGCTAAAAATGCATGGGCGTTTAAGTCTGGTGGTGTTCATTTTGAAACTGCCGCATATTGGCGGTCGAATAATATTATAAATGCAATTATTAGGCCTACTGGTGGTATTCGTATTTATAATAATGCTAATCTTGCAGTACATAAACTCGCTCAAGATGCCACCGCAAACTATTATACTTCTTATCAATATAACGGGCGTACAACCTTTTCTAATATTGGCGGCGAAGACCCCCGCTATAGAATTATAGGGTATAATAACTTTGTTAATAGCGTTGAATCTTACGGCGGCATTACAATTAAAACGGAAAATCAAACCACAGGAACGCTTACAAGACTAAGACAAGGCGGAATTTATATTGAAAATGCTAGTGACCCTAACAGTAATAATAGAACAGTTATAGAATTAAATAGATTCTCGCAATATACAGGAAGTCAAACACGATTTAATCTTAATAGCGGCAGACTAGATATTTTTAGTGACCAGCATATATTTTTACATAGCGGATTACCAAACACAACGGAAAGTTACCGAGAATTTAGTTATGATGCAATTAGCGGCTATAATAAAGCGCCCCTAAATATTACTTCTGATGTGCGCATAGAAGCAAATGCACCTAATTTTTATGTTATTGCACCGCAGGGCACGAACATTACAAGTAATTATGGCTTTATCGTATTGCAAGATAACAAGGGTGTATATGGGCGTAGCAGTAACGCAGAAAATAACACTTATATTACTAATAAAACACAAAACATATATGTACAGACATCACAAACCCCCGCTAGTGATAGTAAACGCGATGAACTGGCCGCAATTCTTGACCTTTTCCAAATTGTATATAATGTTTTGGAATCGGCAGGAATCCCGGGCGCTAGTGCAATAGCGCAGTATACAGGTGACGTTGTAATGTGGATATATGACAACCAAAACGGCGTACTAAAACCGACTATTACAAAAATTCGCAATCTAATACACAATTAAATAAGAGGTGAAATAAATGTTTATTCATGATATTGCTGATTTTCTTGTGAATTTGACATGCAAAGATATTAAACCTAATATTTATAGCGTGTTTGATTCGCCAAGTGAAAACAACTGCCCTAATAATGTAAACAGCGAAAAACTTACTATTCTGGAAATTCTAAACGCTATTGGGTGCAGGTTGAAAAACCTGTTCGGATTCGTTAAAATCAATACGACTACCGAAACTATCGACGAGGGCGAAGCGGTTGTAAATGTCAATGGTGACGTGGATAATTTGAATTTTGATTTTAAAATTCCCCACGGTAAAACTGGCCCTCAAGGGCCAGCAGGGCCCGGGGTTGCCGCTGGTGGCACAACTGGACAGGTACTTGCTAAAAAATCAAATACAAATTATGACACTGAATGGATTAACCCGTTAGCTTACGTGCCTATTGGTGGTATCATTGAATGGAATGGAACAGGGCTGAAAGGTGCACCAGATTTAAGCACGCCAGAAAAAGTTGCATCTGTATATGGATACGGCACGTGGGAACGGTACGGAACTGACAGAGTGACGGTTGGCGCTGGCGGAGAGTATAATGCGGGTAGTATTGGCGGTGAGAAGGAGCATACACTGAATATTGCAGAGATGCCGTCCCATCAGCATCAGCTCCACGGATGGGCAATCGTCATATCGCCCGGCACAGGAACGCAATATACACCAACTTACCCCTACGACCAGTACGACAACACAAATCTTATGACCCGTCCAGTGGGTGAAGGTCAGCCTCACAATAATATGCCGCCATACATCGGCACTTACCGTTACCGCCGCATTGCGTAAAATAAAAGGGCAACTAATTTTAGTTGCCCTTTTATTTTACGCCGTTATATTATCTTTAAATAACCACCGGGCGCAAAACCATTGTTTCTTTTCCATTCTAATAATTGATTTTTGAAAACATTACTTTGCGGTAATGGCTTGTACATTGGCACAAAACTAACAACTATCCACCCATTGTGCATTGCACTAAAGCGGAAGTCCTTTGGCCAGTGCCGTTATACTTT